CCATCGAAGAGCATATGTGCCTTAAAGTTTGTAATAGGTATATCTAATACATTTAAACCAGTCTTGGATAAAGTTCAAGAAATGTTTGGGGGTGATTTGAATACGAACAATAGAAACAAAAAACAACCACACCATAAAACTGTTTGGGCGTGGAAAATTACCGGCCGAGATAAGGCAATTAGATTTCTTCTGACAATTCGTCCGCATGTTGTTATTAAATCAAAACAGGTCAATTTGGGCCTTGAATACCTAGAAACGGTTGGCGAACTCGGGCATAGAATAAGTCAAGAAAACTGGGATAAAAGAGTTTCTATTTTTGAAAAATTAAAAGATGTCAATCGCAGTGGATACGAAAGAGATTCTACTCCTAAGTTGCCAAAAATGGTTCGAACTGGATTAAAGCCTAAAAACTTTTATTCATCCACAGCCCTAGAACAAAAAATGTACGAAATGCGTATAAAGATTGCTCATACGCAGTCAAAAAACCCATCTCCGCAAGCTTTAGCTGCACGTAAATATCGCGCAAAGAAAAAACTTGCGGAGATAGAGCAGTAATAGGCTTTACTGCTCCGTAAACATCACAGTACCGGAAACTTGGCCAGTGTACGAGCCGGCACCGAGGGCGCGAAGCACCAAACCTGCCGATGATGTAGCCGGATAGACAAACTCAGAACCAGGGGCCGCAACCCAGCGATACGAAGCACGCTGGTTGATTGCGACCGACCAGACATCCGCATTAACCGTCAAGTTTGTTTCAATAGATGCGTTCGCGGTTATGAATGAGTTAGCACCATTATCCGCAGGGTCAGTTGCGAACAGAGATGATGCGCTGGTGAGAGCGCCAGCAAAGGTATTGCCGGAACTTCCAAGTGCAGTTGCGCGCATCAAATCATATTGCAGATAGGTATCTGCCGGCGCAGCAGGTTGGCCAATAAGGATGTCGTAAATCTTGCCGCGCCGAGGTATGTATGGCGAGGGAGTGGTAGCACCAGAGAAACCGGACAGGGCGCTAGTGCTGCCGTTTCCAATCGTAATGATGGATTTGTATGTCGTCGTCATGGCCTGACAAGACGTGCCGAACGTGATACCAGTAGAGTTCGATATTGAATAGCTAGCCATTGTGTTTCTCCGTTAGAGTGGGCGCTTGTCGGTCATCAAGGCTTGTGCGCCAAGGCCAGACCAGATCGCTTTCACGTAATCGAGGTCTTCTAATGCGCCCTGAAGATAGGTGATGTTGTTCGATATCTGTTGAGCTTCGGCGGTCTTTTGGTCTCGCTCACGTCCCATTGCGGCGATTCGACCTTTTATTTCAGTCTCGCGAGCTAGGATTTTTCGGCCGAATGGGAATGAATCCGAGATGGCATAGAGCGGCGGGCTCTGCATGATGTCCGACTCGTTCGGAGCCGTCACCTTGATGCCACGCTTCCTGGCCTCATGCCGGAAGAAATAGAAGCCTGGCCTCTGAAGAATATATTCGTCACGGCTGGCCATATCGATGCCGAATAGGCCAATCTCCTTGGCCCCAACCTTCATCGCAAATGCCATCATCCATGCGAATGACGAGGTGAAGAAATCCTCGCCAAACTCCTGGGTAAGCTCCTGCCATGGGAAGGTAGTGGCGTTCGGGACCTGGCTCTGATCCTGCATGTAGACGGGTATCTTCAGTTGCTTGAGCCATTCAATATACGGCTTGCCGTAACTCTCGTATTCCGGCCAAAGCAGGTTGGCGTGGATTTCAAACCATGCGTCGGCGCGCGGCAGTGCATTCATGTTACCCGGAGAACAACCCCAAATCTGCCATGTCGGATCACCAAATGGGGCCAACATGCGGGACGACGGGGCAGTACCGATAAGAGCAATCTTGAGAGGCGCTGGTTCGGCTACCGGGACCGGGGAGGTCATCTGTCCGACCGTCGTAATCGCGTATGGGGCCTGAATAGTGGACGGATCGAGTGCCGGAACTTCTGCCGTCTTGGCTTTTCGGCCACGTTTCTTTTTTACTGGTTCCACTGCCGGGATAGGTGTGCTCACCACAACGGGGGTAGCAGGCTGATCGAAGATGCCGGGAGAACCCATTTGTTGTGGAGCAATATGTCCATACCCCTTCCACCCGCCTTCGCTCAGCGGCTCATGAGCCTCAACAACGTGCATCGGTCCTGGAAGCTGGCCGTTGGCGGCAATCAAATTGTCTGCGAAGGTAGGCGTAATCTTACCCATTCATTGCCCCGTAATTGTTGCTTGCTGGATGGCTATGACCTGTCCAGCGATGATTGCGTTCGTTGGTGAAAGGATGATGTCAACCCCAGGACCCGTCCCAACGGTCAGGCCGCTGATAACCACCGTTCCAGTGGAATCCTCGATTCTGGCCGCTGTAGCCGTCCCCGAGGCCGCCGCCGCCGGATCAACCAGGGACAATCCGCTGAAGGTCATGAGATTGCCCGCAATAGTTGCGCTTGGTTTAACCAGCGACAATGACGATAGTATCGTGCCGCCAGCATCCATAAGCCTGAGCACGCCCGTGCTGGCCCCAGCATCCATGGCATTAACTACCTGCTGGAGCCGGTTTGATATCGTTGGAGTATTGTAGTTGACCGACATTGGGCGGTTTCCGAAGAGACGGTTACCTTTATATCACGAAAACGTGATCAATCAACCAATGCCTGTTTATGCTAAGCCGGATTGCAACACGGTTGCACTGACAGTTCCAGTCGCCCCAGCCGTGCTCGTCATCGTAAGGCGAAACGCGGTAATCGGGGTATTAGAATTGGCGTCAACGTTGACGATTCCCCATGCGTTCGTGCTTGTCGGAGCGCCGACATGGGAAGTCGAATTGAATGATTGCGGGGCGGTAAAGTTAGGATTCGGAAAAGTTCTGGTTGGATCATCAAGCGTAACGTCAATAGCCCCTGTCATGGCAAGGCCAGAAGATGACAGGGTAATGGCGGCGCTGACAACGATTGGATTGTTGGCGACCGAGACCAGATGCCATGGAGTCCCACCTTGGCTGCTGGTGCCAAAGATGGCTACGCGCTCAATTTGAGACGATGCAGAAATAGACGTAACGGAGAGATAGTCCTGTTGTGTCGTCACAACAGGATTTGTGCCGCCAACGCTGGTTAGTCCAGTCAGTGTTTCTGTGATTACGCCACCGCCTTCACGAGTGCCCCTAATCGTAAAAACAGCCGATGCCAGCGTTAGGCTTGACGAAAAAACAGCAATACGTCTCTGGGTATCAAGCTGCGATGAGTTTAGGACTATGACAGCAGGAGCGGCAGACGATATTGTACCTATGCCCGTCGATGAGGCCACCGATAAGCTTTTTGAGAGATAGGTGAGAAGCATCTAGCTGCCACTTCCGTAGGCGATTATTTGCCGCCGCCGCCAGAATGCCCAACAAAGGCAGACGAGAACGGATGATTGTCAGCCCCAGTGCGTCCACCACGAGCAAAACGGCTCTTGCCCTTGTGACCCGGAACCTTGCCGCCGCGCTTGTGGCCGCCATCACGTTCCTTGGCTTCATGCTCGACATGCGATGCCTGAGCATTGTAGGCAACTCGTCCGCCTTTTGCCTTATGGACTTTGTGTCGATGTGCCATCGTTCATGCTCCTTAGACGGATGAGAATTGCGTAACACCAAATAACGGGAATGCAGAGACATCCGACGAACCAATTTGCCAAGCTGATGCGGCGTTGATTCGTTGCGACAACTGAATGCGGATTGTGCCGTTTGACGCCGTAGTCGATGAGTAGGTTCCGCGCACGTCGCCCGTAGTTGATGTGGCTGTTGCGGTAGCACCAAGCGTCACAGGACCAGTCGAATTAATGACCGCCGCCGAAGCCGTACCGACCACATTGTAGTAGGTGTCGATACCAGTATATTTCAGCAGCAGGGGGAAGCCATACAGGTCAATCGACCCGGCTCCGACGCCAGTGCTGGTAGTACCGGCTGGCGCACCAACCGTCGAGTACGTCATTGCCGAGATATACTTGTAGGTCTTTCGAAACGTCCAGAAGATGTTGTTTGCATCAGATGATGTAGCCGACGCAGTTTCCGTGACCTTAAATCCATACATATCCCGGCCAGCAATAGTAACATTGCTAATACCGCATGTTGGCGACGTAACGGCAATGCCGCGACCGGACCCCGCAGTCGGGTTCCAAATCGCAATAGTTCCAGTATTTGTCGTTGAACCAAAGATAAGAGTCTGGGCCGTACTGTCGATGGCGAATACTGAGACGTTTTGTCCAGTCTCAGGAGCAATAATCGTGGTCTGGATAAGACCAGCAGCGGCTCTACTGGTGTAGATGGTTATGACGTTGCCGGTTGGGATTTGCGCACTGCTGGTAGCAATCAGATTGGAACTGAGAGCAAACGGAACAAAGTCAACCAAGGCTCTATCACTATAGAACCCGTATGTATCAGTCCCAACTCCACTTCCCGGCTTGTATGTAAATGCGGGTCGGGGGTCAGCCGTGCCAATACCGATATCAAAAAGACTTGGCCCGCGTTCTACATTGGACTCAATCATGCCCCCAGTGCTTGTCTGGGTGATGCCGAAGGCAACAAAAGGTCCGCTGATTGCAGTGATAGCCATTAGTTCACTCCATCTAAGCTAAGTTGTTGATTTTGCTTAGCTAGTTGGGAAAGTACCGTAGATATGTCTCCAGTCATAATATGTAGGTATGTACCTCTGGTAACCCTTTACCAGCAGGTTATCCGTCGTGAACTCGACTGACATATCGCTTTCGAAGGCTTTACGATGGAAGAACACGAGGCCGGCGATGTTCGTCAGGACGAACCATGCAAACGATGAGGTCAGGTAGTCATAGACCATGTAGCCTTCCTTGAAGGACTGCTCCATTTCCTTGACTGCGTTGATATCATTGTTGCCGGTGCCGACACGGAGTTCGGAACGGAAGAGGCGGGCGGCGATCGGCTCAAGGTTGGCCGGAACGACAAGCTTCTGGCCGCGAGCATGAATCTTGAGGCCAGCGTTGTTCTTCCAAGTCGAACGAATGGTGATTGCCGCGTTGAGCAGCGCTGTCTCGTTCAAGCTCACGTCCGGGGACGGTTGGTTGGCGATAGTCGCGCCATCGATCGGGTGAGCCGTGTTGATGAGCGATACGCCGTCGCCTTGGACGGCCGTATTGAATACGTTGCCGTTATTGAGCACGTTCGCGGCATAGACCTCTTCGGTCTCCTTGAACGCCTCCATCAGGCCGTCATTGTTCGGGCCAAATTCTGACTTGTAGAGGTTGTCATCAATGGCTTTGCGGGTAATGGCGTACATCAGGCCGATTTCAAAGTGCTCGGCATTGTAGACGTAGCGCTGCCCCATATTGTTGTCGGTGGCGGTCGGGGCACCTTCGTTCTTAAGCTGCGCATAGCCCAGGAAGCGAACGGCGGCCCTGCGTTCCAAGGCCATGTTCGAATCGACGGATTTGAAGATGTGCGGCCATTGCCGCTCGATCATCTTATATTTGCCATCGATGCCCCAAAGGCCGGGGAGAAGGAGGTCACGAATCTGACTGAGTGCGACGGGCATGTGATGTCCTCCTTATGAGCTACGAGCCGTCAACTGAAGACGGTCGCAGTTGTTAAGGCGGACGATAACCATGTTCGCCGGGGTGGTGTTGTCGGTGCCGTTGACAAAGGCCGCCGTGCCAACATTGGGGATAGCTGGCGGCGCATAGGCAGAATAGAAGTCAACGATGCGGAACTGCCTGAGACCGGATGACGTTACGGTAGAGGCTCCAAGTGTCGCATTGGACAGGCCGGTTGCCACGTTACCGAGCGTCGAAATGGTGTTGGTCGTGATATTGACGTTCAGACCAACAAAGGACGACGTGAGGGCGGCACCCGTAGACGCCTGCG